ACACCCGCTCCAGCGTCAAGCCGATGCAGCAGTTGCTGTCGCGGATCGACTCCAAGCCGGTGCCCCACTTCTGTCAAGTCTACGACATCAGTTCGGTGCAGCAGAAGGGGGCCGAAGGACCCTACTTCAATTTCGCCTACACCGGAGCGGGATTCACCACTGCAGAGCAAGCGAAGATCACCGAAGACATGTACGAGCAGTTCAGCAAGGGTGGCTGGGTCGCGAATGACGAGGCAGATGAGGAACAGGTCACCAACGCCAATCCTCGCGCCGTCGACGAACAGATGGCATCATCGGGTAAGTTCTAATCCCGGTCATCCTTGACGGGACAACTGCGGGGGAGGGCGAAAATGCCTCCCCTGCTTCTTTGGAGAATTGTATGAACATCCACGAAGAGCGCCGCAAGCGATTTGAAGAAGGCAAGAAGCGATGGGACGAGTTGACTAAAGACTGGTCAGACGAGGACCGGAAATGGGCCGCAGAATTCTGGATGAACGCAGGACAAGCTTGGGAATAGTATGAAGCAATGTATTAATCCGGAACTCGCGCTCGACTTGGTGCGGTGCCATTACAAACCTATAGCTTTCGATACCGAAACAACAGGATTGACTGTTCATGATAAGATCTGCGGTTACGTCATTACCAATGAAGAGTATTCGATATATGTCCCGGTTCGCCACGAAGGAGGTGGCAATATTCCAAATGCGGAAGACTTCGAGCGCGCTCTCGCTGGTGCTTTTAGAGATCGCAGCCGTCTTCTCTTTCGGACTGTTGGTCATAATCTTGGCTTCGATTTACGTATTTGTTTACGGCATGGTATAGAATTACTGGGTCCGCTGGAAGACACGATGATCAACGAGGCGATCATCAGCGACATTACCCAAGGGTACAGCCTCGACGAATCGTGCCTGCGGCGCAAGGTAACGCCTAAGAAAGGAGACGAACTATATGCCGAACTCGCTCGACGATTCGGAGGTCTCCCTGATCGTAAACAGATGGGAAAATACTATAAGCTTGAAGGCGACCATCCCCTTGTCGTTGATTATGCAACAGGGGATGGAATCTCTACTCTTGCCTTATGGGCCGCTCAACAACGTATTCTCGATGCTGACGATCTGCGAAGACCGTGGCAACTCGAATGTGATCTTCTCCCTTACGTGGCCCGTATCCACAGCCGAGGGCTTAAAATCGACAGTGAATACGCAGGAAGAGTAGGAGGCGAAATTGAAGAAGCCATCGCGGAAAAATCTAAAGTCTTTGTCCCCGGCTTCAACGTCCGGTCGCCGAAAGCGGTTGAAGCATTATATCGAACAAATGGGTTCACCGACGACCAATTCGCCAAAACAAATGGGGGAGCTTTCTCCTTCACAGAAAAGTGGCTCGAAACAAATGAAATCGGAGGAGCCATCCTTGCAGTTAGACGGCTCGAAAAGGCACGGGACAGCTTTATCGCACCCCTTATTGACACACACAATGTCAACGGACGAGTTCACCCGATCCTCAACCAGTCGAAAAGCGACGACTACGGAGTAGCCGGTGTCAGATTCTCGTGTAGCGAACCTAATCTGCAAGCTTTCCCCAAACGGAACATTGACGTTGGAAGAGTTGTTAGACGCCTTGTCGTCCCTGACGACGGGTTTGTTATTGAAGAAGCGGACGCGAAGCAACAAGAGCCTAGACTCTTCACTCACTATTCGGGTGACCCTGCTCTCGTCGACGGATACCGTAGTGGAACAATGGACATCCACGATAGAGCGTCAGAAGTCCTCGGGCTAGACCGCGACACCGCAAAGCGGCTGGGCATGGGGATGCTCACCATGATGTCCCCGCCGACGCTGGCTGGCCACATGAGGTGGCCCATCGAGCGAGCGCGTGACGCGCACCGCGCGTTCCTCACCGACGCTTTCCCCCACATCAAGACCTTTCAGGACACGGCAGTTCATGTCTTCAAGCGGCGCGGCTATGTTAAAACACTACTTGGACGACGAGCCTACCTCGACGAGCCAAAATTCGCCTACCGCGCAGTCTCCCGAATCATACAGAACGGGGGAGGGGAACATCTCAAAATGTGTCTCCTTAGAGCTTGTCAATACGAAGACGCGTACCCCGACCAAATCCAAATACTACTTACGATTCACGACAGCTTACTCTGGCAACGTAGGCCAGATCACGACGTTCGTGATCTAATTCGGAGTATTGAACATGTGGCAGAACTACTCGAGCTTGCAGTCCCTATTCCTTTCGGTTTGGGGTCCGGCAAGGATTGGGCACAAGCCAGCTATGGAGACAAACTTGACAAATACGAAGAATAGTGGATCAATATCGCAAGCTGAAGCTGAGAAGCTACTTGACAGAATTAAGGAAATCATGGCCGAAACAGGGGAGCCATTCGGCCCGTGTGTTAACATCTACATTAAAGAAACCTATGGCAAGCCCATTGAAAATAACTAGCCTAGTTTTCGGCGGGTCGGCGCTGTTCGCGCTGATGCTTGCCTTCGCGGCACGAAATGACGTGCCTCAAATTGTGGCTGCAGCCGAAATTGATCAGTTCGACGAAAATTGGCGCGACTCCGTAAGGGTGGTCGCGTTGAAGTCAGCTTCCTTGATGGACACCGAACCGAAGCCGATCAAGACCGAAATAGTGTCCCCCTCGATACCGCCCATCGTTATGGTCGAAGAGGAGAAGCCCAAACGTCGCCACCACGTAGAACGCAACATATGTCAACGCCACGGTATGCGTAAGGTGATCCGTGGCAGAGGATGGAGGTGCCAATGAACCAGACCGAGCGCCTGCTAAACGCCGCGATGGATCACATCGCAAGCACGCTGGAACAGCCCTCCGATCTGCGCGCATGGGAGCAGTTATTGATTTATTGCCCGAGCGCCCTCTTGCTTGAACGCGCCGCCAAGTACACGCCCGTACCGGAGCAGGACATCGGCTGCGGCAAGTCTGTAATAGAGCCGTGGAACGCACCGGAGCAGGAGAAATGAGAAGCCTTGTTGAACAGTTGCGCGAGCTAGAACCAAGCGACAGTCTCTCGGAAGATGCCGCCGCCCGCATCGAACAACTGGAAGCGGCGCTGCGGGCAGCCACCGACGAAAATGATCGACTTCAAGCCTCCGCAGGGATGGCCCAATACTGGCGCGAACAGTACGACCTTGTTCGCGCACATATGAAAAAAGTACGCGCCGCCCTCGACAATCTTTGTGAAGATGAAGGCTGCCCGAATGCCGGGACGCCACACGTATGCATCAACAGGCAGGAGAACGACGACGTGTTCAAGGGTTTTCGCGGCAACAACGAGGCTTGAGCAGATGAGCGACAATCTTGAACTCGGCGGGTTAACTGTCGGACTTATCTGCGGATTTATTGTCGGTTTTTCTGTCCACGCATTGATGCATCTATGAGTTTACCGGCTTTCGCGGCAACAACGAGGCTTAATGTACCGCCCAAGGCCAGTGACTGACCTTGCGCGGTGCATTCCGCACCATCCTCTGATCAGGAGAATACTATGAGAAAGCTACTTCTAGCCTCTGCGGCACTATTGGCACTGTCTGTTCCTGCTAGTGCTTATACTATCGACATCATTGCGACGTTTGACCAGAGCGCGGCGTTCGCCGTTCCGACTGGTTACACGCCTGAGACCTACCTTGGTGGCGGTTCCAACCAGTTCATCAACAACGTTGGTGCAAATGGTCGGGACAGCTACTTCGGCTCGCCCGGCACGACAGCTCTATCCGGTCTGTTTATCGGCAACCAGAGCGGCATCGACACCTCGCCGTTCGGTCTGTCCGACAACAGTCGCCTTTACCTGTCCGCAGGTGGTGGTGGTGGCAACGTCCTGCTCACCAGTCAGATCGGTGTGCAGAATACTATTACCATGTTGTGGGGCACGGTCGATGCCGGTGAGTGGCGCAACCGTATCGTGACCAGTGGCGGTGACATTATCACCGGCGACAAGGTGCTGGAAGCCTGCGGTGATGATTGTAGCAGCGAGCATACCAACGTGCTGCTTCGCATCACGGGATTGGCCGACTTCACCTATGCCAACTTCTCTGATCGCGACAACAACTCGTTTGAATACGTGCCTGTTGCCGTTGCTGCGGTTCCGGAGCCGTCCACTTGGGCCATGATGATCCTTGGCTTCTGTGGCATCGTGTTCATGGGAGCGAAGCGCCGTCGTGAAGGCGGATCTGCGTTCCGTTTAGTCTAGTGTAAGGGGGCCGCGATGCCAAGTTGGATACCTTATATGGTTGCAGCTTGCTTCGCGGCCTTTTTAATAGGCTGGATAATAGCTTATATTTTAGATAGCCGAAACGATACTTGACAGCCGATCAGGAGCGTGCTAAAATGCCATATCGACCGGGAGATCCCGTCTACTATTTCGAGGCTAAGATCGAAGTGACGACAGCCAAAGCATACCTAGTTATCCCGACGATGGGCAGCGCCAAAGAAGCTTGGTGCCCCAAGTCGCAGATCGTGTCGATGAGCGAACCGGACGAGAACGGCAACCGAATGTTCGAAGTCACCGAATGGTGGTGGGAAAAATCCGGGATTAAAGAATGAAAGAAGCTGACGTCAAGCGAAGCATGGTCAAGTCGATGCAGGAAGGCGGGGGTTACGCACGCCGCATTGAGGATCAATATTCGGTTGGCACCTATGATATGATCCTTATCCTCCCCCGGCTGCCAGTGTTTATGGCCGAGGTGAAGATGATCCGCGACAACGCGTTCGGTCCGACGCCAAGGCAGTTGATAGAACTGCAACGCATCAAATTAGCCGCCGAAGATGGTGGCCATGTAATCCCCGTCGTTATTGGGTTCAAGGACGGGGTGTACTACTTCCACAAACCTAAAATGACTATCGACCGCAGGGATTGCTTTTCGGTAACGACGAGCGACGTCCCGTTCTACAAGCAACTATCCCTCTATTATTACTCACAGAAAGATACAACATGAATCCGAAACTACGCGACACCCCCCTCGAAATCGCCGAAGGTACCCTGCTCGACGCTGGGGATGCTATTCGTGCCCGCCTCAAGGAACACGGCCACACCGAGCGTTCATTCAAGATGGTGGGCGAACTGTGGAGCGTGTACATTTCGCACGCTTACACCAGTCGCGACCAGTTGCACTTGCAGCCCCACGACGTAGCCCAAATGTGCTCCCTTCTAAAGATCGCGCGGGCTGTCTACGGCTATTCGATGGACAACTTTATCGATGCCGCAGGTTACACCGCCCTCGCATCGATGCTAACGCCGCCTCCTGCGGTGAAGTCGCCGAAAGTGCAACCCATTCGTAGCGAACTCGATCCCCGCGACGATCACAACAAGGCAGCGGAGTAACCATGGTACTCAAGATCGACGGCATCAACATCATCGGCCACCCCATCGAGGCGATACCGCGCGCATGCGAGGACTGCGGCAAGCAGGACGAGCTGCGGCCCTACGGCAAGAACGGTGCGAACGTATGCTTCGACTGCGCCATGAAGGACGAAGCCAACGCCACGGCGATGTTCAAGAAGCGACTGGATGGAGACGCGTAATGGGACTTTTTAAGTACAACGGCGTCCATTGCGTCGTCGATGGCCAGTTCGGCTCAACAGGAAAGGGGGCGCTCAGCGCCTACCTTGCCGAAATAGCCATCAAGCACGGCCACGCGAGCAAATTCAGCGGCGCAATTTACAGCGGGGGTCCCAACAGCGGGCACACGTTTTACCACGACGACAACAAAATCGTGCTCAAGCAACTCCCCGTGTTCAGTGTGTACATGCGTTGCGCAGGATTACATATCCCGGCTTACCTGTCGGCGGGGGCGATAATTGACCGTGACATTCTGAAGAAGGAGGCCGAGAAATTCCCCAATCTTCAGATTTTCGTGCACCCCAACGCCGCCATCGTTACCGACGAGGACCGAAAGGCGGAGGAACAAGGATCTATAGCGAAAGTGGCGGGAACTCGGAGCGGAACCGGCGAGGCGTTGGTCCGGAAGATACGTAGGATGCCCGAAGCCATCGCTGGCAATTCGCTGGGTTTGATCGCCCACAACGTGTCCATCTTGAACCACCGGATCAAGCCGGAGCGCAACGCCTACTTCATGGAAGTATCGCAGGGGTTCAGCCTTGGCATCAACTCACAATTTTATCCAAAAGTTACGAGTCGCGAGTGCACGGTTATGCAAGGCTTGGCCGATGCACGAATTCCTCCTAGACACCTATCTCGCACTTATATGGCTATCCGTACCTTCCCGATTCGGGTGGGGGATGTCGATGGCTATTCTGCTGGCGGTTGGTATCAAGATCAGCATGAGACTAACTGGGATAATCTAGGGGTCGCGGAAGAGAGAACCACGGTGACCAACCGTGTCCGCCGCGTCGCATCATTTTCCATGGAGCAATTCTACGAAGCTTGCTACGCCAACGATCCGGACTACGTGTTCGTCAGCCACATGGATTATCTAGACCGCGAACAGCAGATCGGCCTGATGGAAGACCTGAACGCCGCCAAGGGAACAATGAACAAATACTTTGATTTCCTCGTATCGAGGGGACCCAAAGTGAGCGACGTATTAAGAGAGGAAGCAATCTATGCAGAATGATGAGATTACACTGGACGTCCCCCCGTCGCTGGAGAAGTACACCACCCATTTGGGATTGTTTTTCGCTGGCATGATCGAAAAGTTGGACAAGAACAGCCACAAGGATACACCAACGATCGCCACCATCCCCAAAATCCTGAGCCTGTTGCAGGGAGAAGTGGAGGAATTCAAAGATCAGTTCTACGAGGATAGGAATAACGAAAACACGCTGATCGAACTCATGGACGTGGCCAATTTCGCTTTCTTGGCCTATATTGCGTTGAGGCTACAAGGAGTGGAGCATGCCAGAAAAATTCAAGATAGTAATCGAAATAGATAAAGAGGACGTGGAGTGGCTTAATTCGATATACGGGCCTAATTGGGTTAAGCGGCTGGAACAACATATCCACCACGAGGTTTCGCTTCGTAGCACGGATGGGCTGAAGATGAGGAAATTATGGAATTACTAAAAGTTCAAGAAAAGGCACTCAATTCAGCTAGTCTGATGCCGGGATTTGCTTACTACATGGAAATGGGCCTGGGGAAGACACTAACTGCCTTAAGCGAATTCCAGTCACTGGTAGAAGGAAAGAAGACCACCCGATTGGTTGTAGTCTGTCCCAATTCGTTCAAGGCCGGATGGGCGGATGAAATAAAGAAGCACGACATGGACTTCCGTGTCCACCTGTTCGGATCCGGCAACGATTGGGTAAACGATATGTTCCTTCGGGAAAAATTCGACAAGCCCCCGGTGCTCATTGTGAACTATGAGGCGATCCGCAAGGATGACACGTTTGATTATATCCGGAGATTTGTAGCTGGCCGCGCCGCGATGATTGTGCTGGACGAATCGGTGCAGATCAAGACATATAACAGCCAACAGACCAAAGCCGCACTGGCTCTAGCGCCGTATTTCCTGTATAAACGCATTTTATCCGGCAAGCCCGTTACACAGGGGCCTCACGACCTTTGGGCACAGATGAAGTTCATCGGGGCGATCAGCGAAAAATACTTCCCGTTCAAGACTACCTTCTGCAAGATGGGCGGTTTCAAAGCCAAGAAGGTAGTGGGCACCCAAAATGAAGAGTTACTTGCGGCTAAGATCGAGAAATTCATATTTCGGGCCTCCAAGAAGGACTGGACCGATCTGCCGCCGAAGATGTACACCTCACGTCAATACCAACTTCCAGCTAAGCTTGCAGCACAGTATAAGAGCATGGAAGATGATTTTGTACTTTGGCTTGACGAAAGTCAGAACGTGGCTGTCGACGCGTTCATCACGAAATACATAAAGCTGGCCCAGATACAGTCCGGATTCATCATCAAGGAAGATGGTGGGGTGGAGGAACTAGTCGCTCCAGAGGACAACCCCCGGTTCAACTTGGTCCGTGACATTATCGAAGAGACAGATGGTAAGGTAGTGGTCCCGTATATTCA